AAGACCCTTGGTTCCTAGTCCGTGATAGCGGTATGACCCTATGCCTCCTACAGTCGAACCCAGATTGGGCTAGACACGGTGAGCCTATTGCCCCATCTCTATGGAGCAGGACTTACAGGTTCTATGGGAACACACAGGAGCGATTCACAGAAGATATGGCGATGTGGAGAATAGATGTTAGTGGCAACGATGAGGACTCCGTATCACAGCCAATCAAGGTTGGTTCTCCTTGCAGAATCAAGGTAAGACCACAACCAGATAAGATGAATGAAGGATGGGAAGACGTCTACCGTGGAGTGAGTAATTTCTTCAAGAACGTCACCTACACAGATGACTTCGTTGACGAGGAAGACAAGGCCTACTTGAGAGGAGATGTTCTCATGTCAGGAATGCCTTGCTATGTATCAGATTTGACAGACCTCATGGAAGTTTATCAGAATGGCTCTGAGAAGATTCCAGGATTCGATAACCCAATCGGACCTCTCGTCTGTATCAAAGGGAAGGTCACCGATATCAATAGAACTGGGTATGACACTGAATACGACCCATGGGGTAAGGACTACACCATGAGAGTATCTTCATTCCAACTACAGAGGGAGTTTGCCAACGATATGTGGCGCAAGGAAGTCTCTGTAAGAGTACATGGATTCTTGGGTGACATGAACCACGCCTTCGATTACGAAGGTCGTGATGGGTGGAAGCCTTATGCAGTCAAGTCCACAGTGCTCATCTTTGGACGATTGGGTATGAGGACGACTGAAGAAGGGCAAGTACCTACAGTCAAGGCCTCTGGAGTGTTCGCTATCCCTCGTCTGGCTATACCAGCCGGAGAGGGTGGCGACACGAACCTAGACCAGTTCGGCGGTGGTAACTGATGAGTGGATTCAAGGCTCTCAAGGAGAAGGAGCAGCAGGAGGATGTCCTGCAGGCTTCCAAGGACTGGAAGAAGGCTCTGGATAACGACCTAGGACCTCACCCCAGCCTAGAGAAGTATCCTTTACCAGAAAAGGCAATACAACAGAAACCAAAGGAAACTGAGTGGTTCGCTGAGGAAGTAGCACCGATAACAGGTGATTTTGCTGGCATAGTCGGTGATGACGGAACCTGTAAGACTGCCGTGGTCTTCGATAGCATCCCCAAGGGGAAGTCATGCCTCGTGATTGATTTCGACGGTGGTGGTGCTAAACTCCGAGATGCATTCTACGCAGATAGGCGCTCCGAGTTCAAGTGCCAGAACCCTTGGGTGATGCAGGATGAGGCTAGAACGGCCTACAATTACCCTGCTACACACGATAAGGTGATGGCAATAGGCAGAAGGGCCCTAGAATGGGCTCAGGCTCAGAATCAGTCTGGATACACTGGTGAGACCCTCCATACGGTCCTAGTGACCGCAGTGGACCTATGGGACTCAGTAGCCAGTGCCTGTATGTTCATCGAGGACCTAGGAACGGCTCCAGACGGCATAGGGGCTAAAATCAGCCCTCACGAGAAGGTGGGGATGAGGTTCAACTGGCAGATACGCAGCACGCGATTCCACCAACTGACCTCCCTATGCAGGGAATTGACCCGACATGGTGTCAATGTCTACTACGAGACCCATTGGAACTACGAACAGACCAAGGAAGGGACCATGACAGGCAACAGGAAGCCTCGATGGGAGAAGCAGACGGCTAACTACCTCCATACCATCATCGAGATGGGGTCTCAGGCAGTTAGGGACGAAGAGGGGCGATTGACAGGCGAAACACGCTATGAGGCCAAATTCACCAAGTCCAGAAGCCAGCCTAACCTACTGAACAAGACTAGACTCGTCATGACTACCTTTGACGATGCAGACCACAAGTGGCACGGTCTCCCTGAACTAAAGAGGGAATAGCCATGACCGAAAAGTTCTTATACACGATGTGTACGAGGCCGCGCCAAAATCGGGTTACTGCTCTAAGGAGGGAGCGGCATCACCAGAGTGAACTTAGGTAAGGCTGCACTGACCTCTTTCCTGACAGGATTTGGGCCTGGAGTGGGCGACCTACGCTTGACAGCAGAGCAGATGTCTCTGTCAGGCACGGTGGCTCTCCCAACCCATCTCCTGCACACGACTGTCAGTGCTACTGTGGATGACAGTGGTGAGATAATCATAGCAGACTTGTCGAAGGTATTGGCTTTCATCAAAGCCCTTCCTCAGGATGCTATGATAACTCTATGGCAACCTAAGAAGTCCCACTTACGACTCCTGTCAGGGAGCACTCAATTGAATCTGCCTAGCACTGAATACGTACGCTCCCACAAGAGCGTAGAGAAGGCGATGGTTCTAGTGAACGAGGCTAAGAGTGCTCACTGGAAATCATGGGCTGGTAAAGCACTCCCATGCTATGGAAAAATCAACGTGAAGGACTTGCATCAAGTCAAGACCATAGACAAGGTGCTAGGTAAAGACAAGCCAGTGGAAGCAGTATTCCACGCTGACGAGCAACTCTGGACCCTCAACGTAGGGCATAAGGGCTCAGCCAGTATGAGTATTGGTATAGACATGGAAGATTGTGATGGTCCTCCTGAGAGATGCGTCACTCACTTCGGTTCGTGGCTTTCTGATGCGCTACACACGATACCATTAGGAACAGTAGAACTTTACACTGCCGGTGATTACATCGCGATATTCCGCCACACGGAGAAGGACCACCTCCTCCTAGTAATGGACAAGAGAGGTGAATGAATGGAACGACTGGTCAAATGCTTCTGTGGGTGGCAGGGTTTCAGTGACAGAGAGAGTGACTGCCCTGCATGTAAGAGACCGCTAAGCATCATCAAGTGTGAGGGGTGTGGAGAATGATAGTAGACGACTACTATGCAGGTGATGAGAAACCCATTCTCTACACACGTTATCGTGATGAGGAAGGGAACCTCATAGAGAATAATGTGAGGGGTTACCAACCATACTTCTGGATACCCGCCAACGTAGGAGACTATCGTAGGAGGAGGCTCATGAACAGGTATCCTACAGCACGTATCACTACAGAGACAGCCGTCGGTTTAGATGGTGTCCCCCTCATCAAGGTGGAGGCAGAGTCTCCCTTTGATATCATCAGCATGCGACAGGAGTTCGACAAGACCTACGAGGCTGACCTCAGATTCACAGACAGGTGGTTGATAGACAACGTGCCTGTTATGCCAGAGTGGAAGCCACGCAAGTGGTGGTTCGACATAGAGTGTGATACTGGTGACACTCCCTTCACTACCGTCATCGCTGTGATAGACAGTGACCTCGAAACTCCAGTGGTATTCGCATGGGCAGACGAGCGAACTAACTGCCCTTACGATAACATGACAGGCTTACCTTACTATCGTGAAGTGCGTGATGTATCCTATGAACTGAGGTTGTATAACTCAGAGTCTGAACTGCATGAGGCATTTGTCTCATTCCTGCAGGAGCGTGACCCTGACATGATGATAGCACACGCAGGTTCCTTCTTCGATATCCCTCACTTGCTACAAAGGATACCTAACCCGCAAAGGCTCAGTCCAGTGGGACAGATACGCAGGATGAAAAGGGGGCAGGACAGGTACGACCCTACTGACCAACCCATAGTAGGTAGATGGCAGTTCGATACAGCAGCGCAGGCTGCTAGTGGTACAGGGTTCGAGCGTGTCTGGAAGGACAGTGGTGGTGGGCAACTACCATCACTCAAACTCAATGACATCGCTGAGACTGTAGGGCTAGGGTCCAAACTAACTGAGGAAATAGAGGGGATGGACGTCCACAATGGATGGTATGAATACTGGGGTGACTTCGTAGACTACTGTCTCCTAGACACTCACCTACTCAGAGGGATAGACGAGGCAAGGAACGTGACTGACTTCTACATTCAGATGGTCAGACTCTGTGGTGTCTCCCTCCCATCAGCATGCAACGTCACTAACTTTGCTCGCGGTCTCCTCTCTCGCAGGACAGACAAGAAGGCACCGAGTCGTTTCAAGGCTGGTGACATTGCAAAACTCAAGGGTGCAGAGGTAGGTCTGAACTGTGTCACTGGCTTCCATGAAGGAGTATCAGTGATAGATTACAAGGGCTTGTACCCCTCACTAATCCTAGGAAACAACCTCTCCTACGAGACCCAGCGAGACGGACCGGGTGAGAATATCATCCAGTTAGAGAATGGTTCCTACTGGGACCAGACAGAGCAAGGTCTCCTACCATCTGTCGTAGAATATCTATTCGATTATCGTGCCACATGCAAACAGCGAATGCGTGATGCCACTACACCACAAGAGCGAGCGGCTTGGAACACCACACAGATGGCAGTAAAGCGCGTCATGGCGTCACTATACGGTATGTGCGCGCACATAGGTTATGGTTGGGCTGATGCAGACATCGCTCACACTATCACACAGGAAGGTAGGAGATGCATTCGATTACTAGACAGTGTGGCTACGACCTATGGTTATGAATGCCTTTATGGTCACACTGATTCTGCTTTCGTGAAGGTACCCTCTGTCGAGGAAGCACTCGCTTTAGCAGAACGCATCACAGTAGCAGTGCAGAATGACACCGGGAATAAGATGCTCTTCGCAGAACTTGAAGCATGGATGCCTTACTGGTTGCTTACAAAGAAGAACAGATATGTCGGTAAAGTAGCATGGCCTGAGGAAGATGCTGGCAAACTCAAAGTGGCAGGGTTTGGTATGAAAGCATCAAACACTGCACCTCTGTCTAAGAAGGTGCAGAAGGGTGTGTTTGAACTACTGTGTGACGGTGCAGATGAGACCACAGTGGAAGAGTTCGTTCTACCTATCGCCATGGATGTCAGGAAGGGGCAGATACCTCTCGATGAAGTCTCGATGAAGACCCGCTTGGGTATGCATCTCAAAGATTACAAAGTTCTGAGCGGGGCTTCCAAAGCAGCCGTTGCTTACAATGAGAACAACGATGAGAAATTTGGTAAGGGAGACTCAGTCCCTTGGACCTACGTTAAAGAATCACCAGGCATAATTGCCTATCGTTCACCGGAAGACTTGGAGGGTTATACTATAGATTCAGATACTATACTGAAGAAAATGCTATACACTAAGTTGGACAGTGTCTACTCTACCCTTTCTTGGGACCTAGACAGAGCATTAGGTGCTCCTAGCCCCAAGACCTACGGGTGGTGGTGATAAAATGGAAGAAGGAAAGACATACATACAGACAAAGATATTGGATTGGATACCCAATAGTAGAAGGCAGACCACCTTGGAGGAGTTCGGTGTCAGAAGAACAAATACCAACTGACGCTGTGCTTTGGCGCGTAGCGCACCTCCTTCGTGAGAAGAACGAGAAGTACGGCGACAGTGCTCTCAACCCTATCAGAATGTTCTACAAGGGTGGAGAAGATGCTGTTGATATGATTAGGATAAGGTTAGATGATAAGTTATCTCGCCTCGCTCGTGGTAGTGAGGGTATCGAGAGTGACCTTGACATCTACCATGACCTGATTGGTTATCTAGCCTTGCTAATTGTAGCAATTGAAAGCAAGGGTGAGGAATGATGGGTCTGACTCTGGTCTATGATGACCAGTCCTCCTACGCTTGGACACCTGAGATGGGTGAGGATGGTATTGTAATCAGAGTAAGCAAGTCCACACTGACAAGTAGTAAGTGGTGCCCACAACAACTCCTGCTGTCTAAAACACACGAGGTTCCCCAAGTACAGCATGACTACCTAGTCATCGGGGACGACGTGCACCAGAGCATGGAAGCATTCTATCACAACGCAGACGCTGAATCTCTCATCGTCTTGAAGGATGCAGCCGAAGAGGGTAAGGATAGGCTAGTCATGGAACACCTAAGGGAGTGGCTCCCTAGTAGAGAAGAAGTGATTGGTATGAGGAGAGACTCCTCAAAGGACGAACCCTTCTATGAGTCTCAGTATGACCACAACATCACATGGCTTCTCCGTAATGAGATACTCAGGCTGACACACACCGAGCCCGAAGACTTCTTACCTGTTGCAAACGAGGTGAAACTATCACCGAAGGCTACCTTCCATGTAGATGACAAGGAAGTAGAAGTACAACTCGTTGGTATCATTGACCGTATCTTCAGTGAAGGTCAAGGAGGTCTTGCTCTCATGGAATTGAAGACAGGGAAATGGCATCCAAGAAAGATGTCAGCCATGAGAATGGAAATGGCATACTACAAGATGCTCATCGAACTCTCGACTGAGGAGGAACTGAAAGCAGTAGGCCTCAATGACAGCATGGTCACTCATTGGGGGTGGCGATACAGTGCAGCAGACAGACTTGATTATGAACCAGTCAAGAAGGTGAGTGAGCGTGCAATGCAAACAGCACTCACCAAACTACTCCGCATGTATGTAGAGCAAGACTTCCCCCTTACCAAGGATGACTTCAAGTGCTCCTACTGTGACTACATGGACCTCTGCCCTAAATACAAGACGTGATACAATGGATGAGTTAGAGCATTGGAGTCAGGACCACTTCGCAGAGTTAGCATTCTGGAGGACGATAGCAGCAGGTATCAACATCCTCTTATCCTCACTGATAGCACTGAAAATCTTCGAGGTGATATGATGCTAGCAGAATACTATCTAGAGACTGTGAGATTAATTCTAATGGAGAGTCTAAGGGTTGAATTCGATAGTGATGATATCTACATCCATTATGGCAGTGTACCAGAAGGGATGGTAGTAGACCCGGTGCCTATAGATAGGTATCTTGACATTTGTATCCCAGAAGATTACATGAGCCCTGAAACTATCTTGCTAGTCTATGAAAAGTGCAGAGAATCGCTGAAGGAATTCAATTGGGGGGTAACGAATGAACATAATTGAGTTCGACTTCCCTCGTGAGGCTGGACTATTCCGCAAGGTTGTCCACACACCCAAGGAACTCGAGACCTACTGGGGTTCACTACGCAATAGCCAGTGTGCTTACACCAGTGTGTATGGCTTCCGTGCTGTGAAGCCTAGCGGTAAGCGTGGTGAGTACAACACTGCTATCGTCAGGCATTTCGTCCTCGACTTCGATAAGAAAGCGAGGAAGGGTGGGATAGTCTTCGACGTGAGTGGTGACCAAGTCCTGAACCAAGTCCGAAGAGCACACCAGATGCTCATGGATAAGGATGTCCACCACGCAGTATGGTTCAGTGGAAATGGATTCCACATCTGGATTAAACTCTCCAAGACTCACCGCCCTTCGACAGGTAGTGAGGTCTCCCTCATCAAGGCAGCAGGGAAGAAGGTCATCAACAGTTGGAAGGAAGCACTAGACCTCACCTGCATGGACCCAACAGTCCCCTTCGACATGGCACGTCTCATCCGTATCCCCAACTCCTACAATGCCAAGCAGCATGTAGGACGTTGGAGCATTCCACTGAAGAGTGAGGAGTTATTAGAGTGGTCTTGGGATGACATTTGTGAGCGAGCAGAGCGGCATCGTCGAGGTCAGTTCATGTATGGAACTAACGGAGTCGACCTACCCCTAGAGCAAGTGAAGAACACACGCTTCAATACCTCGGGACCTACCTTGGAATTTGATACAGTCGAGATGAATGGTATCAAAATCCTCCCCTGTCTGGTGGAAGCAGCATGTCAAGTGGGTAGCAACCCACCCCATGATGCACGTAAATCATTAGTGATATACCTAGCCTCTAGGTTGAGGAACTTCCTACCAGTAGAGCGTACGACTCAAGAGTCTCGTGATGAACACTCTGAACTCATCTCACATTACATCAACACTCTACAATGGGCTGACTATGATGAGAACGTGACTAGATATCATGTCAGTACCATAGTGAACGGTGGCTATCATCAGCACTGCTCTTCTCTAGAGTCAGGTGGTCTATGTCTAGGACGCTGCCAGTTATGGGACGGGACGGGGATAGCATGAGGCCTCTAGTCATTGACAGCAATGAACGTGGCCCTCTCCCTGATGCAGTGCTGCGTCGAGCCATGAAGAAGAAGCCTGCAGTAGGTATCGCTCGAGAAGCACTCATCATTGGTGATTACCTGTGTGGTCAGTGGCACTTAGAAGCGAAGACCGTTTCCGATTTCTTGGAGTCGTTGCGAAGTGGCCATCTCATGCGCCAATTGGATAACCTTGACGCCAATGCTCCGCAGTTTGGCGTGGTCGTATGGGGTGAGGTGGGAGATTATGTTAAACAAGTGCAACTTCGCGGCGGCTCCACCAATTTCAGTGCTGCTACAAAGCAGATAGCAGGTGGCTTGGCTAGGATAGCCGCAGACTTTGGGTGCCTAGTCTACCGAGCACCGAACCTGATGGAAGCATCTCATTTCATAGTAGGATTACATGAGAAGACCTACAAACAAGCAAGCAGGCATGGTGCTCAAGCAGTGCGACGTGTCTCTAGCAATGATGTACGAGTGGACATGCTCCGTACCATCCCTGGCATAGGAGATGAGATGGTAGACAATATCCTCACAGCCTGTGGTAGTATCGAGGAGGCTGCCTGTGGTGACTGCCTACGAGATGTCAAGAGGATGGGTAAAGTCCTACGAGGTAGGGTCGTGGAAGCCCTCACCAGTGAGGACCCAGTATTAATCGAGCGTAAATCTTCTTGATATTATTGCGTTCTTCTCTTACAATATAGTCGATTTGTTTATAGACTGGTCAACACTGGAAGTGGTATGGCAAGAACCTGGGAAGATTATACAGCCGTGAAGCGATACCCGATACTGAAAGACTACATAGAAAGATTCCGAAAAACATCTTTCTTCAATGAAGTACCTGCACTATTGTCCTTCTTCTATCTACAAGGACAGAAAGTGGCAGACTACATACGAATACCTGTCTGGGCTAGTTACCTCGACCCTAGATTCCACACCTTCTGGGTCCAGCCCACTCGGTCAGGGAAATCTATTGCATGGGAATTCATTGGTGAAGTAGCCAAGCATGCAGACATAGAGGCTGACATGTTCACATCAGGGACAGACGCTGGGCTAATTGGTTCCTTCAAGACTCACAAGGATGAGAATGGTGACTACTATACCGAAGAGGTACCTGGCCTGCTGAATGGGAACAAACTCCTGAACTTCGATGAGGGTAGCATTCTACTACAGCCTAGCCCGAAGCAGTTCTTTCAAGAGGTCATCCTCTATCTACAACAAGCGATGAACCCCATCGGTAGCCACAGCAATACACTGACCAAGCACATGAAGGACGGGAAGATAGAGACTGAGTCTCGCGTGTCCTTCTGGATTACCACGTTCCCTCCTGCAGGAGTGAAGGAGTATGTCCTGACTAAGGGTCTCTTCCAGAGAGTGCTACTCTACTACGCACCATGGGATAACAACATGAGGATGCAAGTCTCCAAGAGGAGAATGAGAGGGATGTGGTCTGACGAGATGAAGGAGGTCAAGTCCACTGAGGATTTGGCACAGCATTTCATAGATGTGGAGTCTCTAGTACTAGAACATCTCATTGCTTGTTCTGACATCGATGGGAGGATGTGGGCTGACCTTGACCCAACTGTCAAGGAAGAGAGAGCAGAGCGTGAGAGCATAGTAAGAGGAGCGTCCCTGCAGATGTTCGAGAAGACAAGAGACTTCGACCCAGCCCTTGACGTGGCTATTGAGGAGTTCTACAACCTCGTGACAGGAATGGATGCGAAACTCGGAGACGTAGTGCTCTCCTTCATGCCTAACATCGAGAACTATCTCAACGTCCTCGCCACTCACCTAGTTCTCATTGAGAAGAATGAACAGCGAGCGAGTGGGGAGTATGACCCAGCAGACAAGTGGTACATTACAGGCGACCACCTTGACATGGCAATGGAAATATTGTACGATGTCTATGAACGACTCATCATCTGGCTCGAGAGTGACCTAGAACTAGGTGCTACCAAGGCTGCGAAACTAGCCAAGTCGACGGCTTGGAAGCAGGCAATAGATGCTTGTAAGACCTTCGACCTCGGAGACCACCGAGGAGACGGTTGGAACCTCAAGAAAGATGTACTCAAAACTTACGGGAGGCAGATGGATAGAAGCCTGCCTGTAGTGTACAAACATTACGATGAAATAAAAGCCTCCTTTAAGGAGACCAAGGTATCAGGGGTACCGTACGTGAGATGGGGTGAAGATAGTGACTGACATAATGGCAATGGATATAGAGACTGGAAACTACTCGTGGGAGATAGGAGGGTGGGGTAACACCCACCTCTTCGAGCCTACAGTAGTATGCACATGGGATGGAGAGCAAGGCCACGTTTTCTCCAAGGAGAAGATAGACATTGAAGATGCAGAATGGCATCCTCTACACCCCAAGGAACTAGGGGAGCATCTAGAGAAGCATGTAGAGAAGGGTGGTAAGATACTAGGCCACAACTTGATGGGCTTCGACCTACCAGTGCTGAGGGATGCATTGGATTGTTTCTACGCTGCACAACTAATGAAGGGAGACTGTGTCTTAGACACCTCAGCCCTTCTACGAGGAGCAACAGGGAAGAGTCACCACCTAGATGATATCTGCAAGCACACTCTAGGTAAGCAGAAGACTCAGAAGAGTGAAGACGCACCTAAGATGTGGAAAGCAGGAGACTACCAAGGTGTAGCAGACTACTGCCTCAAAGATTGTCAGTTAGTCTACGACATCTGGCATCACGGTAAAGATGAAGGCTTCGTGAAGAATCGCAACCCCGAGACAGGAGTCATAGATAATATCGAGGTGGTATGGTGAACCTTCTAGAAGATGTACCACAAAGATTCTTCGAGACCTTCTATCTCACCGTCTGTGAATACTTCAACGTGGACCCTGATGCACTACTCATCCAATTAATGGAGGAAGAAAACAATGAGTGAACAAGAAAAGCAAACCGGAAGAGAAGCCCAAATGAGTAACATAAAGGCAGCCATGAATGTGGCTGAGACCGTCAGGTCTACCCTAGGTCCATCAGGTATGGACAAGTTACTGACGAACGGAAACCACCACATCGTGACCAACGATGGCGTGACTGTACTGAGAGAATTGGATACGGCACACCCTGGAGCACAGATGATGGTGGAAGCAAGCCAGACGCAGGAAGCAGTCTGCAAGGACGGTACCACAAGCGTAGTCGTCCTAGCAGGTCAGCAGTTAGCGTTGAGCCAAGGACTGTTGATGAGAGGGATACACCCTCGAGTCATCTTACGCTCCTTCCAAGCAGGGAAGAACCTAGCCTTGGAGCACCTAGAGTCTCAAGACATAGACATAATCGACGCTGCCAAGACTGCACTACGCGGCAAGGCAGCAGAGAGTGACCTAGAATACGCTGCTGACTTATGCTTGCAGGCCTGCACCAAGGCCGATGGAAACCTAGACCACATTAGAGTAATCACTCAAGCAGGTGGCTCCCTAGGCGACTCCTACGTACAAGACGGCTTGGTAATCAACAAGGAGTTCGCTAATGAGGTCGATGATAAGAGTCTGGAGGGGGACTTGAACATACTCCTACTCAATGGTGGCCTTGAAGGATACGATTTCAATGAGGTTCAGATGCAAGTCGAGAACATGCAGCAACTCCATGAGTTGAAGCAACAGGAACTGAGCATGCTCAGTGAGTTAGCATCCATGGTCGCTGGGGCAGTAGGCCCTCAAGGTGTGGTGTTTGTCAGAGACGGAGTGCATGAAGCAGTGGCACACTACCTATCACAGCACGGCATCCCGCTAGTGACTCGTTTGCAGCAAAGCGACATGGAAGGACTGTCCAGACTACTGGGTGTTCCCATCTACCATCGCATCGTAGATGTTGATGAGCCTATCATGACCACCAACTCCTCCGTCAAGCAAGAGAGGATTGGGGACTTGGACTTCGTCACTGTCTCAGGTGAGGGTGAGGCTACATGCCTCGTCGT